CTCATACTATCAGGACTGATTTCATCTGCAAGTAACAACTCTCCATGAGCAGTGTATCCATACTCAACTTTAAAATCTACAAGATCAATACCCATGATGTAGAACATTTGACGAAGGAAATCATTGATACGGAGTGTCATCTCAATGAAAGGTTCTGGATCATATCCCATCAGACGCACACGGTCTGGTGTCAGTAGAGGGTCATGCTTACTATCATCCTTCAAAAAGAACTCAACAATCGGTTGTGGTAGTGGAGCACCCTCTACTAAAGTTGTTTCACGAACAATAGATCCAGCAGCACGATTCCTACAGATAACTTCTAGTGGAACAATATTAACCTTCTTACAAATCATTTTATTAGCACCAACCATATTGATATAATGAGTTGGGATATTTTCTTTAGAAAGTTTCTCAAAAATTATAGATGAGATACTGCAACAGAGAGATCCTTTTCCTAAAGGATGATCTTCCTTCTCTCCGTTCCCTGCAGTCACTTTATCATGATATTCAATGATGACTTGCTGTGCATCGTCACCCTGATATACCGTTTTTACTTTTCCTAATGTAATTACTTCCATAATTTTTTTGCTGTAATAGTCATTCCAAAGGACGAACAAATTCATTAGACACAATATCAGTTGCCTTCAATTGTTCTTTCATATATTCTACACCATTTTCAGGCATAGCACTATCTCCACAAGTAAAGACATCACAAACTGCCATACCATTCTCTGGCCAAGTATGAATACTAAGATGACTCTCAGCAAGCATAGCAATTCCAGTCACACCTTGAGGTTCAAACTTATGTACTGTCAAATCAAGTAAAGTTGACTTACATTCTTTTGATGCCCTAAACAAAACCATTCGTATGAAGTCTTTGTCATCAAGTAAATCAAAAGGACAACCTTTCAAAGTAAAAAGAATATGCTTCATTATACCCAATCAGGTTTGCGATCAGGGATACGAAGATAATTATCTTTCACCCATGGTTTAGATGAAATATACATCTTGTAAGCAGTAAAGATATCAATGCTTGTATCATACTTGAACTCATCAGGTCCTGCAAATACAAAAGGAGTTGTGTCCGTTCCACTACGACCTTGTGGATCTGCAGTAGGAAGTATCTCTTTTGCTGCTAGAAGGGTCTTCTGGCAGGTGTGGACCTTACCGTAGCGAGCAGTGTACTCGTCACACATAGCAAGTCCATGAGCGAGTAACCACTGCCAGTTAGTCACAAACTCATTTGCCCATTTAGTGCAGGGATGATTACGAAATGCACCCTTGTCAGTAGCATAGGGAGTACCATCTGCTCTGGGAAGAGTGCCGAAGTTATGACCCCATTTGTCAGAGCATACAATAGCAAGCATCTGACAGGTCTCTAGGGGCATCTTGACGATGTGCTTGTCAGGGAGAACAACAGCAGATTGCCATGGCGACTCATTTGTAACAAAGATGTTCATTTTTTTGACTCAACCCAACAAGGTTTGCAGAGCGAATTCTTATATCTGTTTTCAGATGGGACATAGCATCCGATCTGAGGGCATTTATTCGCTGGTATCATTCTACCACACCCGGAGCATTTTGTCTCCCACATCTTCATAATGTTCTTTCTAATCTTTTAGTTGCTTGGTCTGGGAAGTCTCTTGGTCTACTATCAGTAGCATTATCAGTTTTAGGAGAACCTTCGTTTGCCTTCATTGTATGCTGATAATTTGGTCTTGGGTATCTGATACTAAATGGATCAGGCAACCAATATGTTACCTGCCATTCTTGATCAGGACATAACTCAAGATGCTTCTCTACACTATGATCGAAACTTCCAAGTTGAATGTAACCATCGTGACTGATACATCTATCATCACCATTAGCAACCAAGAACATCATCTTACTACTCATAATCTTTAATCAATCGTTCCACTTGTTTCTTATCACTACCGCAAGGAGCATTTCTTAAACAAATAAGAATTAATTCATTATCACTGATAGAAGGTTTGATTGTAAACCCCCACCTATCAACTTCACCGTCAGTAGGTGCTTCGACGTAATCAAATTCACTCGGCATTAGTCGCGTTGCCTCCAGTCATCAGGTTTATCCCTACCAAACCATTCTTTAATGTCGTCAGCACTATCAAATCCCCTTTTGTGATTGGATGGGTCGGGATCGCCTAATCCCATCCTATTCAGAAAATCGTCAGTACTACCTTCCTCAATATCTTGAGCAGCTTGTCGCCGTGCCTTTTGCAACCAATCCCTAGCAAGGGTATGAGACTTTGCTAGTTTTTCTGCCCAGATCATATCATCTAATTGGACTTCCTCCTTGTGTGCAATCTTCTTACAGATAAATTCTAGTCTTAGTCTGTATTGAGTAGATAACATTTTAGTCTCTTAATTTTGCTACTAGTTCAGTGATTTTTGTGAAATCGCCAAATGCCGTTTCGGAACGAGATTCTAGAACATTAAAAATGTCATTCATGATTAAGTCATTATCAACATAATCATCAAGATACTTATCAATTGCTTCTTTTAAGTATCTGTATCTGTGCCATTCTGGTGAGTATGGTTTATACATGGTTAAGCATCAAGTTTTTTAATTCGATTTAAATTAGATCTCTCACTTTTTTTTATCTTCTTATACTTTTTAATCAGGTAATCTACTTCTTCATTTGAAATATTCACTTTCAATTCTTTGTCATCTTCCGATTCTACAAATCCTAGACCAGATTGTTCCATACGGAATACTTGGTTTTCAGTTTCATCAACATAATCGTTGATAACATCTTGAATTTCAGTGCGAATAAGAGCATTAATTTGCTCCCTCAATTCATCCTCTTTCATTTCTTTTTCTTCTTATCGGGACTAGTATAACCCCAAAGTTTTGGGTTGATTCTACCTTCTGTTTGAGTAATATTGATGAAATCTTTTTTATACTTATCGTAGTATTCGTCAAAAATTTCTACTTGTTTTCCACAGGTTACAATATCAAAATGAGTGACCCCATCCTGAAGATATTCAACAAGATATGCATTACTTGGTAAAGATTTATCTTCAGATAGGGTAGGATCACAATCAGCGTTGATTACCTTTATACCTTTTACCATCAAGAACGATCTCCCCACAGAATATCAGAATATGCTTCTTTCACATCATTCGCACTAATATTATATTTGGTTTGAAGTTGCTTATCTTTTACCAAGCAAATAATTTCTGCTTCTTTGGGATGAAGACCTTCAAGAAGTTGAATGAACATAGTCTCTCTACGTAGAGAAGAAAGTCCATCGTTACCACCTTTAATAAAGTGATACAGATTCTTATACTCCCTACGTAGAGAAGTGTGATCAGTTCCAACAGGAACTTCATTCTCTTTGTAAGGAACTTCGCCCTCAGGTATTGCAGAAATCACAGAAGGATCAAAGTTCCAAATAAAAATCGCTTTGATAGAAGAATCTTCATACTCTTTCAGGATTTCAACCTTCTTTGCCTTTGAGCGTTGCTTTGATACAAGATCAAGAACTTCATGGACAAAAGGATTGGCAGGAAGTTGAACTTTCTTTCTAGGTGCTGCTTTTTTTCTAGTTGTTGTCGTTGTCGTTGTCGTCTTCGTCATAATCGTTTTCAAATCTCACTGCTAAAATTTCATCTGGAAGAACATTTCCATTTTCATCAAACATCTCTGGATGTGTATACACAATATTTGTGCTGTAGAAATGTTCCTTTGCTAACCATCCTACCACACCTCCAACAAAAAAGAACATTATTGAAACAAGTGTGCCGATAGTAAGTGCTACTGCTAACATCTTTCTTCTCCCCCAGAGATTATTTCTTTCTGATATCTAGATAGAAGTTCAAGTGTAAAATAATCTCTCTGCGGAAAAAGGAGACCATTTTACCAAACTTTATCTGAAAGGTTTTTGGTGATTCTGGTTTCGTCCTCCTCTTACGAAGTAGTAATTCAACGCCCCGATTTATCTCGGTTCTTGATTTATTTAGTTTGCTTTCTTCTTCTTCCTGGTCGTTTATCATTGCTATATCTCCTAGCATCTTCTAAGATACCATTCAAATAATTTTTGATTTTTCTTGCCTGTGGTTTTGGAATATGTCCATATCCTTCACGAAGTTGTTTGTGCATTTCATCATTCCCCCCTTCAAGATATTCTTCAAGGTCGGTTATAAGATTACTAATTTCTACGGCAGTTGAACTCTCAATGAACTGATTAATTTCATCTCTCTTTGTCTTACGAATTTTTAGATAGTCATAAAACTTGATAACAAACTTCCCCTCAAAAGCATAGTCAATTGCTTGCTCTACGTCAATATTAATTTCTAGAAAGTTGTTTTCCATTAGACCAGTTTTTGTTCCCTTAGATACTTAACAGTTTCGGTACATCCCCCGATAGATTTATCATCTACAAGAATTTGAGGAAAAGTGGAACCATCACCAAATTTATCATAAAACTCAGTTCGGTCAAAGTCATCTCCAAGTTTATATACAACGTGCTCTAACTTTGCTAATTTTAATACTTGTTGAACTTTCACGCAGAAAGGACAACCATCTTTTGAATAAACTACAAATGTCATAATGAAATCTTTTAAAATTTATTTAGGAGAAAGTTATTGCTTTAGATTAAGAGATGGAGCATCCACTTCTGGTTCAAGACTTCTAGACACAAAAAAAGAGGGTGCTAACCCTCTTAGTATATCAGATTAAAAGCATCTCTGCAAATAGGCATATATGATACGTTTAGTTAAATAAACATCAACCAACAGGTTGATCCCTTAAAACCTCCCGACAGATACGTTTACATCTTGATTGGTCATCATCACACTCAATTAAACAATCATAATAGTCGTTAATTACATCTGACTCTTCCATTGTTTTATCTAATGTTTTACCTAGTTTTTTAAAACTTTCTTTCCATCCCGCTAGTTGATTATAAGATATTAGATTATGCATGGAAACCTCCGCAGATAATTTATTGTGTGATAAAGATTAGAACCTTTCTCAACTCTCCAATTCTACTACTATATAGATGATTTGTGTGCAAATCAATACAATTGAGAAACAAAAATTTATGCCTACGAGTTTATACTTAAGTTGACAACCTTTAGTGGCCACTGTCAAACGGTGCCCAGTGCTGCCATCCATTTTTATGAACTAAATGCATACCAATAATAGGTACAACAATTAATGCAAGACTTAAAGTTCCAATCCCAAAAGGATTGTTGAGTGTAGCAGCTGCAAAGTGTGCTGCCTTAAGTGCTATGTTGCCCATAAGTAGTCTCCCTTTTTTTCCAAAGTTCTAGAAAATAACGATCAACTTGGTACAAGTCTTTAGCAGGTGGTATTTCATTAATATTTTCAGACCACTCTCTACAAAATGCTCTCATCTCACATACAATATTATTAGGTTTAAACATTCTACCAAATGATGACATGGCAAACGCATACCTCATTCTAATGCGCTGTTCCATTTCCGTCATATTTGTCACTTTCATAGTAGATATTTTCACCTTTTCTGTACCCGAAATAAATGGTGGCACATAGAAAGGGTAATGATCCGAAAAGTAAGACATGTGCTAAAGTCACTTAACATTTCCTGGCGATAAGGATTGAAAAATTTTGGAACAAGCATCAACAGCATAGGGTGCTCCATATACTCCAGAGAAAATATATGAGATGCCCAACTTGGAGCAATACTTTTCAAGTTCCTGACACTTTGATATGTCTCTGTTGCTATGATCAATGATGATATCACCCCCCTCAAGTAATGGTAGCAACTCATCAAGTGTGTCTTCTACTTTTTGCTCTGGGAGTGTGATCTGAAAGATGCCAGGAATTCTACCAGCACTAGTAAATTTCTTACCATCAGACTTAACTGCTTGGACAAGATACTCTAGTGAGGTTACACACCCACTAATATATCCTGCCTCATATTGTCCACAAGCACTTTCGTAGTTAGTACTACTATAACCCCAGACTTCAATTCCCTTTTCAATCATACGGCGGGACATGCCTTCACCAGTACGACCTAAGCCAATCATTCCTACTTTCATTAATTACTCCCAACAACTGACTGCCAATCGTTCTCAAAAATTTCCATACCTTTATCTGTAAGAATGTGATCATACATTTGATCAAATACCTTCGGTGGCATCGTACAGATGCTAGCACCATTATACCATGACCTCACAGCACGTTGAACACTACGAATTGAAGCAGAAAGAATTTGAGTTCTCACACCATGAATTCGATACAGTTCAGAGATGGATCTTACAACCTCCAGTCCTGCGACTGATTGGTCATCTAAGCGTCCAACAAAAGGTGAGACATATGTTGCCCCTGCCTTTGCTGCTAGGACTGCCTGAGAGGCACAGAAGATAAGTGTGACATTAACCTTAATGTTCTGATCGGATAAAGATTTACAGACTGCAAGACCTTCTCTTGTACAGGGAACCTTCACAGTGCATACGTCACCAAACTTTTCATGAAGACGTTTGCCTTCACAATACATCTCACCTTCTGTTCCCATTACTTCCATACTGATATCTTTGACACCAATATCTTTGATTTCTTGATATACATCTTCTGGATTTCGACCACTCTTTAAGATGAGTGAAGGATTGGTTGTGACACCATCAACTAATCCTGTCTTAAAGTATTCATTAATAATTTCTGTATCGGCAGTGTCAAGAAAAATTTTCATATAGTTGTGTGTATACTTCATTATTCAACGTGGATAACTCCTGCCATTCCTGCCCCTTGATGGGGTCCACAAAAGAAATTATAGTCGCCAACATCAGCGAAAAGAATATCTTGCGACTCACCGGGAGAGAACATTAATGATTCTCTAGAAAGATCAGGACGATCCTCGACAATAATATTATGGGGAGGGAGCATATTATTCACGAAGTGAATTGTTTCTCCTGCACTGATAGTAACATCAGAAGGTTCAAAAATCAAGTTCCCATTTGAACCCATTTCAATATCTAATGCATATGCACTTTTAGGTAAAAAGATAATCAGTGCTGCAATCGTAGCAAGTATTATTACACGAATAAATTTCATTATTGTTTATGTAACTATTATATCTATTATTATAGCATATGGTTGAACCTCAATTTGTTTTGAGTCCATAACTTGACAATAAAAAACCACCCCAGTCAAGGAGTGGTGGTCGGTCTAGGAGGTGGTCTGAATGGACAGTCTGGACATCCAGCACCACAACATCCTCTATTCGTGATCACTAAAGTGATTCTGAATAACTTCAATACGCTCTTCTTCGTGAGCAATGATATCTAATTGTTCCTGAATAGCACCAAGTACATCAGGGTGCTCACCAATACCGGCAGGGTTGTGTAGGTATACTTCTACGTTTGCTTTTGCTTTGGCAATGTTACCTTGAGCATCAGCAAGTAAGGCATCTAACATTTTAACGCGAAGATTGCAAGACATTAGTAAAGTTCCTCTTCTTTTTCAGTTTCAATCACACAATCAGATGTGGGATAGGACACACATGTAAGTAAAAATCCTGCCTCAAGTTGATCATCATCCAAGAAAGATTGATCGCTCTGATCAACAGTGCCACTCACAATTTTACCAGCACAGGAAGAGCAGGCACCAGCACGACAAGAGTAATTAATATCAACTCCTGCTTCTTCAGCAGCGTCCAGGATGTATTGATCGTCTTCACACTGAATAGTATGATCTCCTTCAGTTGTCTTGAGTGTAATAGTGAATGTCATAATGATACGATTGATTGTTTTTTATTTATTAAAGAGATCTTCCAGTTTTTCTCTGGATAGATCTACATACATCAACTCTTCACCTGCTTGTGGTGCTTCAGGGTGACGTGGTTTAGGAGTCCTCATCTCTACGTTAATAGATTGAATGTTAGCCCACATCATAGCGAAGGCACCACCGGCAATGAGAGCAAAGCATATAAAGTATAGCGTGACTTCAAAACTATTCATCATGCTTCCTGTAGAGATTGAACTGTGTTGTGAAGTTCTCCAATGTCACGGAGACCTTCAACGCTGAACCATGGGGCATTCGCCCAACTAAATCCTTCACCCATAGTGCTATCGGGTGCTGTGATATACCAATGACAAGATGTGTCTGGTACATCTACTGCACACTTAGACCAATCGTCACTCCACTGTGGGACTTGTACCCACATTAGTGCAGCGAACATAAAAGTGAATAGAGATTTAATCATTTGTGAGTCTCCGTTTTATGAGATGATCTAGTGAGAAATTGCCCCCGCCATTGAGAACGATACATGCTGCAGCTCCCCAGTAAAGAACTAGAAGTTCTAACAAATAGATATTAAATCCAGATGTAACTAGGGCATGATAAATTGCGAATGATATTGTACCTAAGATTGCCAAGGCACCTAGACGAGTGCCGAGTCCAAAGATAACCAACCAACTCCCCACAATCTCAGAGAATGCTGCGAAGTATGAGGAGAAGATTGGGAATGGAAGATGCAATGGTCTTACAAATGCATCCGC